CCCGCGTGTATGGTGCCTTCGTGAGCGCATCCTTAACGCCGAGGTCAAGAACAAAGGTCAGCGCAAGAGCCGCAGCGATAACATAAGGGCCGGGTGTGTCAGGGATAATTCCGGCCTCTTCGTTCTTGACTTTTGTGATTCCCTGCGTGGTCGATTCTCCCAGGACAAGATCATTCCACATCGCCGCATTGACAGAAATAACCTTCGCCTTACCCGTCAGTTTTGAAGTTCCACGCCCAACGGCAAGAGGGAACTGTTTTGATCCAAACGCCTCCTTGATGGTAAAATCAACGTCAAGGGTTACTTCCTGCACGCCAGCGAAGGGAACCGGAGTTGGATTTGAGATTGCTGTTCCGTCCAAAGCAATTGTCGGCATACCCCAAAGCTGCCCGGCGCCAAAAACAAATTGATTCATTTTAAAACCTCCTTAGGTTTATTCTGCTGTCAAAATTTCTATTGGGATGATTGCCACTTCCTGCTCTCCCAGCAATCCCTCTGATGTTTCAATTCTTCCGTTTATCCATGCGTGACTGACGAGTCCCCCCAACGTTTGCGCTCCGTTTCCGTGCTCATCTATAGGGAAACATGCCTCTATCGCGTCAATAATTGGGTTGAGCAATATCGCGGGAGAACCGTGTGGATCTTCGCCAGTGTTGACATAGACATACCAATCAACCGATAACGTCCATATCGGCGGACGCATCTTCTGTTGATTAGGTGTCTCGCCTCTCTGTATCTGGTAACATGCTGGCTGTTCTTTGGCCGGTACATCCGCCCAGTGATATAGGCGCCGGGAAACCGTTTTCACTTCCGCCTGCCCCGCGACCCCCCGCAGAAGATCGAACAATGCTGAATATATCGCTTCGCGGTTGGTTATCATTTCAAGGCCCTTCCTACTGCCTGCTTTAATTCTTCAACGATTTCCGGGCGCATTTCCGCGAGTGCTGTTCGCATAAAGGAACGCAACGGCATTTTTATGTCATGCTTTGCCGTTCTCCGGCGGAATAGGTTTGCGATACGACTTTTATTGCTTACGAACACTGCACGACCATCTTTGCCAATAAAGAAAGCCGTGCCGCCCGGATGTTTGATTGTCCCGCCATACTCGTGTATTCTGGCATACTCAACGTTGGTAAAGACGCGGCCAGCCAGAGCCGTCTTCTGTTCTGGCGTGATGCTTCTCCATAGTCGGCCCGTCCTGTTTTTCAGCACCTGCCCCCGGAGCTTTTGAGAGACGATTCGCACTTGCAGCTTGAGCACCATCTTGCCGATGCTCGTCTCTATTTCCTTATGCACTCCTGTGCTACGGCTCAGGAAATACTGGACGGTTTCCTTGTCTCCGGTGACTTTTGCGAGTATCATACTGGTATCACCCGCTTGTAACGTTGCACTACCCGCATTACCTGGGCGGGAAGATGCCTAATATCGTAGGTTATCGTTTCTCCGGCCAGGCCCTTACTGATCAAGCCAATCCGATCTTTAGCCCGGTACCGGAAAGACACAAGGTCAACGCATGCCTGCCTTAAATCGGCGGGTATGGGGTCATAGCCAGCCGAATAAGAGATTGACACATTGTCAAGGCCACGGAGAAACACCTTTCCGCTCAGGGTTATATGCCGGTCAGTGAACGTATAGCCGATGTTGGTAAACGACCCCGCAGGTTTCGCGGGGATGCTCACCCCATCAATCGTTAATTCCGTGACTTCGGTTATCGGATAGTTTCGAGTGACAAGAATCCTTGAATCATATCCATTGTAATTTTCGACATGATCCATGAGTTCAAGAGGACGGTTAGCCTCGTTCTGCATGTCCTCAGACGCCGACTCAATCAAGTTCGTGAGCAGGTTGTCGTCAGCGGCCACGAATCCCCCGCTTGTGTAAGCGGCATAAGTGGAAGTGTTGACGTTGATGTAGAATGTGTCAGCGTCGATATATGTTATCGTAAGCTGCACACCATTCAGCGCCGTCATTCCGCCTATGCCCGTCGGGATAAGACGGTAGCCGGTCTTGAAATTGTGCTTGACCACCGTCATTATCCCGTTCGCGGCTTTCGTTATGCCAGTGATAGGTTTGCTTTCTAAGCCAAGCCATTCCTTGACATCCTGTAACGTGCAAAACATTGCCATCTTGATGATCCTTAACCGTTTGCTATATTCTGGATCACGCCGAACGCGGGCCAGAAATAACCCTGCAACAGCCCATCCATATAGATGCCGTACTCATACTTGCGGGTACGGAGCGGCCATTCGATTTGATAATAGTCGCGCCTCATCTTCATCTGGAGAAGATTTCTGACGTTACTGAGAGGATACGGAATGGTGTCGGACCAGAACAGCATCGTACCGGCTGGCATATTCGGATGAAGCCGAATCTTTGCCGACGTTCCACCGTCCATGCTGTAACGGTTGATGATATCGCCAACGATTGCCCCGGCGCTGAACTTCATATTCTCGACCGATGCCCCGGACACGTCCATCTGGTACCTGATAAGCGGAGCGCCACCGGCTGCAATAACTTTGGTATTTACGTTCCCGATCTCCTGGGCGGACATCCAAATCTCATTGGGAGAGAGCCGGTAATTGTCCCAGAACGAACGGAAGGCGTTGTTGATTTCCACAATGCCACCGGCGCCATCCGAGGTGAGAGTCAAACCATCGAGCGATTTGACATATGACCCGGACAGCGGATCGGCAATCTGGGTAAGTACCCCATCGAAGAGCAGGGAGTTGACAGAGTAGTCAGTGGATGCCAAATCTGTCACGGCCTGTGTTCCCTGTACCTCGCCGCCCGTGATCGTCACCTTATTGACCGTGGTGATAGCCGACAGAAGCAGCGGTTGAGCCGTCACCCCGTAAAACCATGCATATCCAGCGGCACCGGGAACGGATGTTACCGAAGCCGAGACACAATAGTTATTTGTCCCTACATCCGGGGTTGTAACGCTACCGATTGCCGATTTCTTGGCCGCACCGCCTCCGAAAGTATCGGTATCGCCATTGACGTTGACGCGAGAAATCTGCTGAGGAATGCCCGTAGCAATTGCCGCGTTGAAATACCCTTCCGCGCTCAGGGCTACTGCCACAAGATCGTACTGGGTGTTTTTCAGGAGCGTCCCGCTTCCGGCTGCGCTGGTTGCGGCTGGCGTGGGAGTCGTTCCAAAAGCAACAGAACCATTGCCCCACAGGATCGTTTTCTCTTCGGCAATCATCAAAGACCGAAGCAGTCCCATGACGGCCAGGCTTTTCACGTCGTCAAAGTTCTTTGCGGCGTAATCGGCCTCGAAAGAAACGTTATCCTCAAAGCCGAGGGCCTTGTAGGATGCTACATAGTCTCTTACGGTCGTACTCAGCCCGGCGTTACGGTTCCCCTCGCTCACACCTGCGGACAGGTTGGCGGTATTGATTGCGGTGATCCCCTTCCAGTGCGTAGCCGTGCCACCGTCTCCGGGAACACGAGGAATTTTATTACGGAGCGGCGTGATTACCGGGTAAAGAAGTTTCGCCACCGGCTCCAGGTCATACCAGACGAGGCCGGTTGACTGGGTAATTGCTTTGCTCAATGCATTGCCAATCGTGGGGTCGTTCAATGCCGAATTTAATTTCTGAATTACATCTATGCTAAGACTCATTTTTCTATTTCTCCTTTCTGCTTATTTTGTTTTATGCGGAGATACGAGGATCGCCGTAGTTAGGGGCGCTCTGTGCTTTCCTCAGTGCGACAAGCGGATCGCTTTCATCTTCCTGCTTGTCGAACCTTCCGTCATCCATGCGCCCGGAATGTCCCTTGTTAATCGGCTGCGCCTCCAATTTTGCAAGGCGTTCTGTCACGGCATCCAACGATTTTTCGAGGAATGCAATCTTTTCGTCTTTTTCTGCATTATCCATTTTCTTCGCTCCCTTTTTTGCTTTGTCGTAAACCTCACCGGCCTTTTCTTCGTCATCAAGTTTCATGACCGATTTGAGTTCTTTTTTCACATCGTCCATGTCCTCCATCCCTTCCGCTTCTTCCATGAGTTTGCCGATCTTTTCCTTGATCCCTGCCATCTTTCCCATGTCCTCCTTTTCAATTTTACTCGCATCTTCCGCTTTGCAACTTGCACCCATTGACGCGGCATGGTCATGGATGGCCTGAATCTTTGTAATATTCGCCGTCGAGAACTCCCGCCCGGCCTTTTCGAGCTTCTCCGCCTTCTCTGCCAGTTCGGAAACGATAAACGCCTTAATGCTGTCAATGGCCGACTGCAAGAGCGCGGTCTGCTGCGGGGACTCTTCGTGTCCCTCCATCATTTCGGACATGAGTAGTTCGCTAATGTTCCCCAGAGCGTATATGGCCTGAGTTGCGTCGCGGATTTCTTTGCCTTCTCCGCCGAAATATTTTTCAAGCTCGCTGATTGCTTCCTGTTTATCCATACCTTCCCCCTTCTGGGCCGATGGCGGCCCTTCTTTGTCGATTTTCTTTTTCCATGCTGCTACGATTTTGCTCTTGATGGTTTCAAAGTCCTTGGCCGAATAGAACCCGGCGTTTTTGGGTTTGTTGATATAGTTCCATGCGGCGCGGATATGAGATTCAGTGTCGATAGGATATTTCTTGTTCTTCTCGTCAGCAAAGGTAACGTCTCCGTATTTGCCCTTTCCCTCCGAAGGCTTAACGTCTTCACGGGGGGCGATTTTCTCGACGTCCCATTCTCGCTTTTCAAGTACGCCGTCGGCTTTCTGAATCTCATAAAATGTAGCCGTGGGGATGCAGGGACGGTCAACGAGACTTCCTTCAATCGGGATAGCGGTGTATCGCAGCATGTCACCATCCTGCCATTTGTTACCGTAGCTGCCACCGATGGAAAAGCCGGTGTAGACACCTTTCAGGCACTTCTCCCATTCGTTGTCGTCAACTACGTGGGCGATTGCGTCAACGGCGTTTTCTGCATCGTTGAAGGCTATCTGGGTAAATATCCCCGCAGCGGTATTACCGTGCATAGATCGCAGGTTCCCCTCAGCTTTACCTTTGGAAAGTTCGCGGGTTGATTCTATCCACTTCTCGAAATTCGGCTTACTGGTAAAGTAGTCCATTATCTCGCCGGATTTGTCGGGGTACTCTTGGGCAAGACGGCCATAAACGAGCCGCTTTTCTTCGTCTATTTTGGTTAGTTGTGCGAATATCTGGAAATCCATAAAAAAAGGCCCCCTATCGTTACAATAGGAGGCCTTCCGGCGTGCTATCTATAATCCGTGCGCGTCCAGTTAAGGAGGGGAACGGAAGAGATTATGCGTTAAACCTGTTGTCCTTTTTCGACCATCTCAAGGAGCGCTATCAGTTGTTTCAGTCCCCTGATAAGCGCCCGTAATATTTGCTTGTTGTCAATCATTATTTCTCACAAATGACAAGAAAGATTTTTTTGCTTTCCCTCTAATTTCTTTCATTTCCATGTACGCATTTATCGCGTTTTCTTTTGTGTAATCTTTTCCATAAATATCCTTGAAATGAAACTGACGCTGGCTATAATAGTCAGTGAAGTTGCTGAACTTGCTGCTTCTTGCTACATCTGCCAACGGGCCTTCTTCACAAATTCCTTTTATCATCTAAATAGTCTCCTTTTGTTTCAATCCTTCAATACAGGAATATACGAACACACGCAACGGGGATGCTGGGGGGGCGTCTCGTCACCGCTTGGAAACACGTCATCAATGCCCACCGTTCCCGCCGCCTCGTTCTCGTCACACTCATCTTCGTCATCATGCTGTGATCCCACAAGCCATTGTTTGCCCATGACAAGGCCAGATTCCTTATATGCAATCAGGTTGCCTTGACAGTCGGCCTTTGCCGTCTCCGTCCGCGCTATCGTCTCGGAACGTTGGCCAGAGAAGGCATAGTTGTTCTCGATCTTGTCGGCAAGCTTTTTGTTACTCCATCCCTCTTCAAGCGCCTGCATGATATCCGTTCGCAGAAATTCGCGGGTGCTTTCAAGGATGGACATCCCGGCGCGGGGGTTGTCAACGAGCTTTCCCTCTATCCATTTCTTGCCTACGAGTTCGGCGCCACGCTTCCGGGCGTAATCAACAGCCGGTCCTACAAGCGTCTCCTTGACGGCTTCGCTGGCGACCCCAATCTGCAAAAGCGCCACCTCAACCCCATCAACAGCCATCTTGGACAGCAAAGCGGAAATCTCGTCAGCCGTAAGGTCAACGCTACTAAACTCAATGTTCGCCAAAATTTCATTGATCATTTCCTCTTGAGTTTTTTCCGCCTTCTGGAATGATTCGATGTCTATTTTCTTCGCTTCGGCTTTCCATGCTTTGAATCGACTATCAAAAATTTTCTCCAATGATTTTTTATTGCTCAATGCCGCTTTACGATTGCGGTTGATAGGCTTTACCTTGCGTGCCTTTTCGAGCTTTTCAGTTTTGGCGGGCGGCTCCGGGATTTTCTCTTTCGAGGTGGAGGTAGCCGACCCCGGAATAGCTTCCGTGGAGCCACCCGCTTGCGTATTGATTGGCATCTCTTGGTTTATCAGGTCTTTGATGAAGAGAGGCCCTTGCGCTGTCATAATGAAATTACCAATGCCGAGGGCCTCTTTCCCGTTCTCGTCGCGTACCTCATCAATGGACAGGGAGCCGTTCTTTATTGACATGTCTTGGATTGCAGCAAGTTCAGTAGGCGAAACTTTTTCGTCAAATTTCCAGTCGAACTCGATGTCCCGGTAGCCGAACTGCTTCCAAATAATCCCGTCCATCACGCCCTTGATCCATTTGAGCCGGGGGGACTGGCCCTCTTCTATCGCCATGGTACGGGCGTTTTCAGAAGTCGCCCGGTTCATTTGCTTTACCAGCGCCTGAGGAGAAAGAGAAAACGCATAGCTGATAATTCTGGCCAGCCATTCATCAAAATCATCTTTGAGAAGATTTGGCCGCATTTCATGGATGGCCAGAGGAGAAGGAACGAATTTTGCTTTGCTTCTCTCGGCAAGATTGCCCTGCAACACAGAATCCCAGAACGTTTGTAGCTCTTTAATCTGGTCAGGAGTCCATTGCTCCGGTACGCCAATAATGGCCTCCGGTATATTGCCCTCGGTGAAATGGTTGAGTTGCACAAGCTGACGTCTCAATGCGATGTTTACAGTGACGATAACCTGGGCAACGGGGGACAGACCATAAACCCGATTGGCCCGTGGGTTACGCATTTGATAGACCAGTTCGTCGGCGCTATAATCAACCGCCGGGAGGCCCTTTATGATCTGCTGGTATGCGACTGACGGAGGCTCAGGAAGTCGGCCAAACTCGTCAATGACGGGCTTTATCGTGTCGCCGGCCATTACGTCGAGAGAGTATATCCCGCCACCGCGTGTCCGGCGCGGGTAGATAGTAGCCGCGTCCAGGACAAGCATCTCTTCAAGGAGCATCCTCAACCAGCCGTCCCAATTGTTGATCTTATCAGGGTAGGTTAAAAAGTCTGATATTTCAGAGATTTGTGATTGCTGTTCTTTGTTGGGCTTCCTCGTGACTGATTCCCTTGTCTTGATGGTCCACTCGTATTTTCCGATTTGGTCTTTTACAGTTTCGATGGCCAGGCGCATAAGGTCGTAACCGTCGGCAAGCTGACGAAGCTCTGGGAATTTTACCGGCTCATATGCGCGGGGGGTGATTTGGAGATTGTAACCAACAGGATAATCAAATTGCCTGCCCTTTGCTTGCTGGGCAACGGGGAGCATCGGCTGGGACGGGGAAAACCATGTTTCGGGGGTAATGCCCAGCACGGAGTACTTGATTGATGCTCCAACGCGCTGTAGGAAATTTGGTTGCTGCGTTAGCATTGCCGGGTCAATAGGGGTGCGAACGGGTTGTGTCATTGCCCACCTTTTTTTGATTTCTCTTAAAATACCTGTACGTTTTCGCTATGTCAATGATTTTTTTATGCGACTTTCTTGTCGGGTATTTTGGCGGCTTCCTTCTTGGCGGCTTCCTGCTTGTAGAAGTCGAGGACGCCTGAACCTGTTGCGATAAATTCAGAGAATGCATCGGACAAGGCATCTATTTGGTCGTCATTCGCTCCATTCGGGAAAACACGCATCTCTGAAATCAGTTCATCGTTCCACGGAGCTTTTAGCAACACGACATTGCCAACATTGCATTGGGCTGCCACCGGCATAGCCCGAAGGACTTTATCGCCAGTGACCGGCAGTGATTTCACAATATAACCGGCAAGCAGTCTTGTAAAGTTTATGGCCTGAGCTTTCCCAGCTTGTCCTGGGTCTTGCGGAATACGTATCTTGCACTTCATTCCATCGCGGTCAGCGGTGTTCTTTAGGGCTGCTTCGACTTGTTCTGGCCGCCATTGACTGCGGATCACGTCGGTGATGATAAATCTTCCATCCGGCATTTTGCCAATTTGCAGTCCTACGGTATAATCGCCGTCATTCTCCAATGCCGCGAAATCCCATGCTCTGCAAAGTCGCGTTCCTGCTGGTATTGCTTCCATAATCGGCATCATATCGGGGTTGAATATATTGCCTTCTCCCGGCGCGGGGCTTTGCTGGTATAATGCGCTCCACAAGTATGATCCTAAAACCTTTTCTATTTCTCGTAGGCGTTCCAACGGGTAACGTTCTGGATGCAGCGCTTCTCCGCGTTTCCGGTAGGGAATTTCATCTTCCTCAGCTATCGCCTTGAGAGTTATGATCTCAAATTTGTCCCCGTCTCCTGATTCGGATTGTTTGATTATGCGCCCGGCAAGATCGTCCTCGTTCCATCGCGTGAGGATAATTAGGACGCCACCTCCCGGAGATAGCCGCGTATATGCTGTTGAGGCGTACCATTCCCACACACTATCTCGCACGACTTTAGATCGCGCCTCTTTAAAGTCCTTTATCGGATCGTCGATGATAAGGATATCCGCCCCCATGCCAGTGATTCCACCCCCAACGCCTGTAGAGCGATAAGACCCGGAACGATCAACAATCTCAAATATGTCTGATGTTCTTAATCTATTCCCAGAGCTTGATGTCTTAATATTCATTCCCGACAGCTTGGTGGCAGGGAAGATAGAAACGTATTGATCGTTATCAATAATCCGCTGCACGTCTCTATTCATGCGACTCGATAAATCGGCAGAATAACACGCGGCGATAATTGACAGGTCTGGATATTTTCCGAAAGCAAAAGCGGGAAGGCGGCGGCTTACTAATTCTGATTTTCCAGAGCGGGGCGGGGCAAATATCATTAAGCGCGGGCTTTTTTTTGCGATTACATCCGCAAGGAATTGGTCAAGCTTATTGCATATTAATTCGTGACACCATCCGGGGAGATATTCCGGGAACGAGCGCGTGGTGAAATTTAGCAATCGGCGGCGGGAACGCTCGTTTAGCGCATCATCAAGCTTTAGGTTGGCATTTGCTAAGTAGTTTAATGAGTTCATCAAGTTCGTCTTCTGCCAGGGCAGAAAAATCATGTTGTGGAATTATCGGCGCGCCATCCTTGCCGGTGATCTCCATCTTCGCCTTCTCGTTCCAGTTCTCAAACCTCTGATAAAACAATTTAATGGCGGCTACATCTCCGGCCATACCCGCTCTTACCAATGCGCTATCCATCCCCAGGGATGCACGGGTATAATGCATCCGGCGGATAGCCAACGCCTCCAACTCTATCTCCCGGCGTTCCGCAACGGTAAAAATGCGGAAAAGGTTTCGCGGGTCTTTGTATCCACATATTGCCGATAATTCGACCCATGATTGAAAAGGCTTTGTAATGTCAGCAGTTAGAGCGGCAAGGCATGACGCCCGGCGGTCTCCTTTTGTGTCTCGTCTCGGTTTTGTTGCCATAGTGACGATATTTATACTCTTTTCCATTCCATCAATCAATTATTTTCTCACATCTTCCTATGTTCTTGATTTAATTAACTTTTATTTATTTAAAATAATTAAATAAAAAGCTTGACATTAAAATTAAATAATGTATAATGAGAGCCAACAAAGACACAAAATAAAAATGGAGGTAGAGAGATGAGTAAAAAGATTAAAACTTGGAGCGACGATATTAAAGTAGGGATTTATGATGACGAGTGGATCTTGACCCTTTACGATGATAAGGCCATCTTGCACATGCCTTATGTCAAGTGGGTCAATAATTCCGGCTCGCTGTCTGAGCATGTCACCCGCTTTGACAACGAGACGGGGGCTAAAACCCTCGCACAATTCCATAAAATCGCCGCACAGGAGATTGAGGATGGAGAGGACTACACGGAGCGGGTACAAGACTTGGTATGGGAGGACTGTTATTAATGGCTAAAAAAGCATTTACAATCGTTCTTGACGCGGACGTATTTAAAAAATTGCAAGACATCGCGGCCCGTGAAATCCGCCCGGTTGCCCAACTGGCACGGGTGATTATTGAGAGGTACGTCAAGCGGAATGAAGAAAAATAGGCTGAGGGGAGCTTGCCTTGGCGGTTGCATCGAAGGCGTCCCGGTAGGTTCTGGCTACCGGGCGCATGCCCACATATCCGGGGAGTTTCGTGGATGGATATGTTTCCGCAGCAGGAACCCACCTTTAAGCCTGATACTGCATGAAATAGCGCACGTTCTAAGCGGTTGCGGACATAACAGAAAATGGGCAGAAACGTTGATATCAATCGGGGGTACGGTAGAAAAGCGTTATCGGAAACTCAAAGGTTTACGGGATTTGCTTTAACAAGAAGGGCCTCCATTCTCGCCGGACGGAGGCCCTTCTTTATTTTCACTTTGCCCCGGCTGTAGCTCCACCGCCACCGCCTTTGCCGCTAAGAGGGGCGCTTTTTGCGCCGCTTTTCCATCCGCCTGCACCTTTAGCCATTGCTTTTCACCTCCTTTCGTTGTCGTTCTTCTTGCTGCAATATTGTCCTCGGCGTGAGAAATAGCACATTGTAATCGTTTAGGATAGGGAATAATTGGCGACGGTCTTCTCCCGCGTACAGAAAAACTTTCGATGGTTTAAGATTCTCCAAAACATAGGTCATTATTTCATTTTTCTCTTTCTTTTCGCTGGGGTTATATTTTCTGTGCGCTTGCATCGCTATGGGTTGCCCGCAAGGGATTCCGTCAATCACGCAATCAAGGTCATTGATGCCACAAGTGATGTCAGGGATCACCTTCAATCCAGCCTCTTGCATGTACCTTCCTACCCAGCGGGATCGGAAAATATTGTAAATTCTCATTGCTTTGGGATACGAGAAATATGTTGAGAAGTTGGGAGTAATGCACCCGATTATCTTTTTATTCAGCATCCTCTTTACCGGCTCTGCTGTGTTCGCCCATATTTTCTCAAATCGTTCATCTCCCGTGTAAAATGACACGACGGTTTTATCCCACGGAAGCCCATTTGTGGAATCCGTCGCGTAATTGTATAGATATGGCGGTTCTGTATGTGTCGCGTTTGGACCAGCCCATACTGATAATTCGTCAACATCAAGAATCATATCTGGCCGCAATTCCGGGAAATCATAAATCCCAACGCCATCGAAGCGAACATTTTCTTTCAGGTCGTGAACCATGCCTTTACCGTCGAGGTTTTCCGGTTTGTCACTAAGCAAGTCTATTTCTTTGACTTTATCCTCGCGATCCATCTTTAGCCAATCATCCGGTAATTTCAACCCCCAGTCTCCCAGCGGTAAATCACTCCACGAATTAGCCAGCGCGTCCATGTCGAACTCGCCGCTTGAGATATTGTCGCGCATGATGATTTCTTTTTCCTTTTCTTCCGTTAAACCCTCCATCAAATACGTGGGAACCTGTTTTAATTTCAAATATTTTGCCGCTTCGTATCGTTGATTTCCAGCGATAATGACAAGGAACCCTGTACGGTTGGATAAAATCAATGGCCTTGCCTCAAAGAACATCGGGTTGTCTTTGATGGACTGGCATAGGATTTTAAATTGTTTGTCCCGTATAACTCGTGGATTACTATCAAGCTTTTTTAATTCTCTTATATCTCTGTATTGCATTGGTTCCCCCTCTCGTACAGCCTCGGACAAACATCTTCCCCGTATCCGTGATCAAGCGCCATGCATCCGGGGGAAGATTTTCCTTCTCCGCTTCCCCAGGCGCAACAGGATTTGCACAGGCCTTTGTCACGGGCGGCTCCCTTGCTTGTGCCTACGCTCTCCGCTACCAATTCCACGAGGGACTCTCCGTCTTTTCCGTGGTCGTTCATTTTTGGTCTATCCCTGACGTTTGAGTTTGCCCTTCCGCTTCATCAAGTATTTCCTGCAATGCTTCGATTTCCTCTGTCGTGATCTCGATCAACTGCCTTTTTAATTCTATGCGTCTTTTTAGCCAGTCCTCTGTTTTCATGCGATTTCTGCCCTTTCGTTTATTGTTAATTCTCTCTCCTTTAACCACCAGCCAACTTTTTGTAGTCCCACTCTTGCATTTAAAACTCCTGTGTGGCGATGGAAGCATACTTGGCATATGGCGTAGTTTTCTCCTATTCGCGGCACCCTGGCAACCATTATAACGCTGTCTGATTCTTGACCTATCAAGGAAGAATCTCGAATCATTTCATAATTCAAAGAATCTTCTTCGCGCATCTTTGTCGTGTGGCAAAGCAGAAAAATTATGATTTCGTATTGTATCGCCAACAGCTTTAACCTCCTGATTACCTGCCCTATTTCGAGGCTTGTATTTTTTGCCCGGCTGATGTCAAACAGGAAATGTAGGTGGTCAATAAAAACAATCCTCGTTCCGTTTTTCTGCAATGATTCTAATATCCTGTCTTCAATCCAGTCCATTGCGTGCGGCTTTAATTCCATCGGCATAAAAATATGAGGAACAGCCGGGAATTGCTTTAGAAACTGCCTTGCGGGAACCTCGAAGCTAAACCACAACGGAAACTGCCCTTGTGCTGTAAATTGTGCCGTCATCGTTTGCGCCAGTAACGTTTTCCCTTGCTTAGTACGTCCAGATATTGTGATCAATTCTCCGTCCCGGAACCCGTCCGTAGCCTTATCTATCCCATCTATGCCACACTTTATGTTAATTTTGAACGGCGGCTCCTTGGCGAATTTCATAGCCAATTCGATAGCCGGGACTATCCTATCGCTACCACTATACTCCCGCAAGTCCTTGTTTTTCATAAAGTTCCCTTGTAAGATTTTCGATCATTGTCATGTCGAGGCGGATGAAATAATCACAGTACTGGTTTAACTCGTCGGCATCAGGGAATATATCTTTCCCTTTTCTCATTACTGCAATATCAGAATAATATTCACGTATCTCATCCATTATTGACTCTAAAATCAATTCTTTTGTCTCTTGTGTTTTATTGACTGCCATGATCTTTCCCATTCGTTCCACTTTTTCAGCCTCTATATCGGGAGGAGGAATATAGTCAGCCAAAAACTTCCTTGCCTTTTCTAAACTATCTGCCCTCATTTCTTGCAGGATTTCTTTCATGTTGAAAATATACTTTTCGCTTCTTTCTCGACAGACGCTATAGAATCGGTGTTTACTGTGAGATTAAGCGATTTTATATTAACAAACTGCGGACGTTCATCTCCGTTTTTGAGGAGTTGTGAGACAAGCGCCTTCGCTGTGGATTCTCCAATAACATACCTGTCTCCTCTCTTTGTGATTATCACGTGGTTCATAGTATGACTCCCTCCCTGTCTGTTGATTCATTTCCTCCCGTTCCAGTGATTTCATCGTTCCAACGTCCACCGTTGATCCATGTCGCCGGGTTCGGGACATATTGGCCGCCATTCTTGATCCATTGCGGCGATGCTCTTTGTGTTGATATTGCCGCTAAGATAACGCTTATTTTTGGAATGGTTCCATTCCGGGCTTTCCACGCTTTCCATGCTGCGTCTTTGCCAACTTTTTTAGGATACTCATTCCAGAATGATAAAAAATCGTCAGTGTATGTTTTCTTTTCATTCTTTAATTCTTTACATTCTTGTTTGTTGTCGGTAGCTTGTCGGTTGTTTGTCGGTTGTTTGTCGTTTTGATTGTCGTTTTGGATGTCTTCTCCTTGGTAAGTACTCCAATTTACTATTGATATAACAGAAAACTTGTTTGTCGTTTTGATTGTCAAATTTTGGCTGTTTTTTAGAAAGTCGAGAATAGTGCGAATTGAACGAACGGACATTTCAAGCTCCTCGGAAGCTTTGTTTAATCCGAAAATAAGGTCCCCTGGCATGAGATGTATCTGCTGACATCCGACAATGATATCGTGTTCTTTGTGGCTTGCTTTAATAAGGCACCACAACCAAAAAGCGCAGAGCTTATGATTTTTAAGCCATCCCGCGTCGGAAATTTTGCGCCATATTTTAATATATCCGCGATGCATAGGCTAATTATCGCCAGAACGTAAAAAAGCCAACAGAGGCAATCAGGAGACGAGTCCTGTCTGTTGGCCTTAATACGTCTGGTTTTTGATTATTTGTCATGTTTCTCGTCTTTCGGGGATTGCCGTCCCGCGCTCCGTGTCGAAGCATGAATCATATAGCCGATTATGATGCAAATCGTCAACTCTTATTTTTGAAGAGGAACCTGTCCTCAAGCCCCAACTTTTCCACCACGTCCTGAACAGAGCGAGCGACGAAAGCAAGCCCCCCGGCAGCATTGATATTGTCGATGAATTGCTTTTGATGTGGAGAGACAACCCCGTTACGAGTTTTGACCTCAATACCCAAGAATTTACCGTCATAAACGCCCACAATATCCGGTACGCCCGGAGTGCTCCCCAGGCCTTGATGTACTTTCCAGTGGAATATCTGGAACATTTTTAGCAGTTGCCTGATTTGGGCGGTGATTTCTTTTTCTGAGATTGTCTTTGTTTTCTGCAAGGCCACGGATTATTTACCTCAGTCTTTCGCCAGGGAATGCTCATGACTGACACACCGCATACGGCGGCTATCTTTGAAGCTGCTTCCAATGACGGGACTCTGTCCCCATGTGCATACATTGTCAGTGCTGCTGGTTTGAATCCTGCGCCAAGGAGCGCCTTTCGGTTCGCCTTTATAAGTTCTTTGAAGTTAGTTTTCTTTTTCATGGCAGACATACTATATTGTTTTACAAGGTGTGTCAATAGGAAAACGCCGGTTTTTCCTTTAGGCTGATTTTATTGATTATTTCCGGTGGCGTCCGTGCCATTAAAATAATTCACAATATGTTAATTATTTATTGACAACATCGAAAAACGTGGTATGATGTAGCCGAAATTAAGAAACACGCTCTTTTAAACCTAAAATGAATATGGGAATGGTGGTGTAGTGGTCAGCACGCGAAAATTTCTCTTTCCGTCTGTTCCTCGGAAGATGGCGAAGGCGTGAGTTACTTCACTGCTAATGACGAGGCCGTTGGTTCAAATCCAACCCGACCTACCAGAATAAACCGATGGCGAAGATTGCGGATACTTCAATCGGTAAAAGACCGCAATCGCTTATTCCTCGGTAACTTACATGGGTGGCGAAGGGATCAGTTACTTCACTTGAAATGAAAGCCGAAAGGCATAACTGATTCCGCTTATTCCCCCATCATTAAAAGAGAAAGGATGAAAAACATGGCGAAGCTCAACAAACCTGTAAAACAAGAACCAATATTCACCCATGAAGGCGCAAGGGCAGTCAGAATCAATGCCTACCAGATGTTAAGACGCTCGGTATGTTCCTGTATGCTCTGGGAAAGAGAGTTTTATGAGGACGGGGAAACGATAGCGGATCGAATCGCATCCCTTATCAAAGAAGTGGAACCAAACAAAGTGGCGGAATTGGCCGTGGAAGCGAGGGAGAAATTCAAACTGCGCCACGTTCCCCTGTTGTTGGTCCGGGAATTGGCCCGACTTGGCTACAAGGAGACGGCAATGACGTTAGGGCGGGTAATCCAGCGTCCCGACGAATTGTCAGAGTTCCTTGCCCTCTACTGGAAGAACGGTAAGGCACCGTTATCAGCACAGGTCAAGAAGGGTTTAGCGGCGGCGTTCACAAAATTTAGCTCCTACCAGTTGGCGAAATACAATCGTGATGCAGCAATCAAGCTGCGGGATGTACTGTTTCTGTCCCACGCAAAGCCCAACGACGAAGCGCAAGCCGAAGTTTGGAAAAAGCTCATTGACGGAACGCTCGAAGCGCCCGACACATGGGAAGTTTCCTTGTCGGCAGGGAAGGACAAGAAGTCAACGTGGGAACGTCTTTTGTCCGAAAATAAACTTGGGGCGCTGGCCTTGTTGCGAAATCTGCGGAATATGCGGGACGCTGGAGTAGGAGAACCATCCGTGATCGAGGCTATCCGAAGGGCAAAAGTCGAAAGGGTAATGCCATATCGTTTTATTGCCGCCGCCCGTTATGCCCCTTCTTTAGAACCGTATCTCGAAGAATCCATGTTTAAATGTACGTCCGGCGCGGAAAAGATGAAAGGGCATACCGTTGCGCTTATTGATGTGTCCGGCAGCATGAACGACCTTCTATCGGCAAAATCAGACCTCACCCGGATGGACGCAGCTTGCGGCGTGGCAATGATTCTGCGGGAAATATGTGACAGGATAACAGTCGTTACGTTTTCCGAGAAGGCGGTGGTCGTTCCGTCTCGTAGGGGATTCGCGCTCCGGGATGCGATCACAGGCAGCCAGATACACTCTTATACGCGTTTAGGTGCCGCGCTAAACGATATATACGCAACGCACAGCGGTGCGGAGCGTATTGTAGTTGTGACGGACGAGCAGAGTCACGACACGGTGCCTGACCCCCGTGGAACCGCTGGATATATGATTAACGTGGCATCGGCGCGGAACGGCGTCGGATACAGGGCGTGGAATCATGTTGATGGGTTCTCGGAGGCGGTTATTGACTGGATACGGGAACACGAAAATTTGAGATAGATTAGATTATCCCAAGCGCCCCGGTCACGCATATAAGCCGCGTCCATCGCAGAGATGGCAGAGTTTGCACAGACCGACAAGGCGCACCATCCCCAAAAGCCAGAGGGGGCGGTCTTCGGACAGGGACGGTCACGGCTGCGACCAATGAAGGGGGGAGACTATGGGTTTTAAATGCCCTGTTTGCGCGGAAGATTTTAAGCAAGACAAGGAAAAATGGGCGGATGGACAGGCGAAATCGGAAAACATTACAGGGGGATGAAATGCAGTTTTCACTCGAAAATTGGGTCACAAAAGAGATAATCGTCACAATCGAATACAAGGACGGACAAAATAAATGGCTCTTGGCAATCAGGGCAGCCATTGAAGCAGAGGCGAACCTGTCAAAGGCGGACCTGTCATGGGCGAACCTGTCAGAGGCGAACCTGTCAAAGGCGGA